GCATACGTTGCATCAAAGTTGCAGGAAGAGCTTTGTCGAAGTCGATGAAGCCAATCGTTAACGCACAACTGCGTGCGTTGATTGAAGTGCCAGAGATTCCAGATGGATTTGATGGTGAACTGTGGGCTGAAGGAATGACGTTTCAAGAGATTGAATCCATCGTGATGACAGAGGATGCAGATGTGAAAGGATTGAAGTGGTATGTGTTTGATTGGGCTAGTCCTTTTCCTTTTGACTCTAGATACAGAGCCTTAATAGAAGAGATGCGAAGTGGTCATTGCTCATCTACACAATGGATAGACTATATGAAATGTCTTCTGATCCATGACAAAAATGGATTGAAAGAGTCTTTTAATATATCGCTGTCTGTTGGAGGAGAAGGCCTCATCATCCGTAATCCTCACGCTCCATACAAATGTGGTCAATCCACAATGACGAAGCAAGAGCTAGTCAAATGGAAACCAATGGTAACTGGTAAAGCTATTGTTCTGTGTGCAGTCGAAGAGATGAAGAACAACAATCCTGCATTCAACTCTGAACTTGGATTAGCGAAAAGGTCACACAAGAAAGTGAACAAGGTTCCTGCTGGCACACTGGGTTCGTTGCTAGTTCGTGACCTTGATTCAGGTATCGTCTTCAACATTGGAACAGGATTCGACGACGAACAGAAAGCTCTGCTGTGGGCTAGACGTGACACACTGTCTGGCACGATAGTCGAATACGAATCACAAAAGTGTGGAGTGAAAGAAGCGCCCCGCTGCCCTGTCTTCAAACGATTCCGTAACAGAAACGATATATGCGCGTCATTGACCTCAGGAAAGTAAGCATCGCCACCTCATGCTGGGAGAACAACTATGGCATGAGAGTTGAGAAGAAGCCAGAGCAGCCGACATTTCTTGGTGCTCGTATGCACGAGAAGCGTCCACTACAACAAGCAGACACATGGACATTCTGTGTGATCTTCGAGTTTGGTTCACGAAGGACAGAAACATTCTACGGAACGCGCGCTATCAGTCTTTGGTCCGCATGGAAAGCAAAACAATTCGGAGAAAGTCAACCACGTCGCAAACAACCACGTCAATCACTTAAACATAAGCAACAGCTAGAACTCCTATGACACCAGAACAAAAAGCAGAAGAGATGCGCAAGTTCAGAGAGCAACTTCGTGCATCATCCGGTAAAGAACGTATCAACATCTTCAAGGCTGCCAATGTTATCAATGAACATGAGGCCCGCAAGATGACCTTGCAAATCCCGAAGGCTCCGCCTGCTCCTGCAACTGTGCAGCCCGGTCAGCCTTCAATGACATGGCTTGACAGATTCATCACACAAGACCCTGCTCTAGTTGAGATGAAAGAACATGTCAAGAAACTTGCACCATTGCAACATCCTGTTCTCATTCATGGTGAGAGCGGAACGGGTAAAGAACTCATTGCCCGCGCTATGCATAATACACGACATGGCAAGTTCGTCGCTGTGAACTGCGCTGCTATCAGTGAGAATCTCATCGAGTCTGAACTGTTCGGTCATGCCAAGGGTTCATTCACTGGTGCTTACACTGATAAGATAGGATTGCTTCAAGATGCACGTGATGGCACAATCTTCCTTGATGAGATTGGCGACTTGCCGAAAGCAATGCAACCAAAGTTATTGCGAGCTATTCAGAACAAGACAGTTCGTCGTGTTGGTTCAACACAAGACGAAGAGATTTCCTGTCGATTCATTAGTGCTACACACAAACATCTGTGGACTGCCGTCAATGATGGTGAGTTCCGTATGGATTTGTATTTCCGTCTTGCTGTGTTCGAAGTAGAAATCAAACCAATGCGTGAGCGTTGTCTCGAAGATTTCATCCTACTTGCAAAGGCTTATGGTGGAACAGAAGAGGATGCTCAATATTTGCATGACAATCGAGCACAACTGAGAGGTAACATTCGACAAATGCAGCACTGGTTTCTACGTAAGCAAGTGCTCGGTATCAATTCATTGTGATATATGAACACATATCAATGTGGCATACAACTTGCTAATAAGGATTTACGATATGAGTGATGCTATTACTACAACGTCCTTCTTAGACGGCAACCTTCCAGAGGATAAACAGAGAGGAACAATAACGCCCAAGCCTCATAATCGGGAGCGATACACTGGCGGCACACGTCCTACATATTACAAGGCAGAGTATGGTCGTGCGATTCTTCCTCATCTTGTGAAGATGATTGAGAAGAAGACTGATATTGAATTCGCCCCCACTCATGGTGAAAAGTTGACGACGGTTTATCAGCGTGTGCAACAGTCGTTCACTTACGCTGTGGATAATCTCGATGTCGGAGGTCAACTGGAATCTCTTCGTGCGAAAGTTGTCTTGCGAAAGACACCGAGGGCTATCGTGTTGTGTTTCAAAGAGAATGCGATGAACTATGGGCGACAACAATCTGTGTTGCGTGAAGCTCTTGTGCGTCATGATGCGTTCGCAGTTCGTGATGTTGTCACTGTTGAGTGGCGACCAATGCTGAACACGTTCATGGAGAACAGTGACAAGAAGGAGTTGAAGATTACGGATGGGATTTTTCTTGCGCCTGAGGATCAAGAGACTGTGAAAGCTCTTGTTGCGTCTGCGGAGATGATGAATGATCCGATGGAACTTGTGACGTTAGATGCTTACGTGCTGCATATTAGGAGGAAGTCGTAACATGACAATCGAACAACTTCTTGATCTACCTGCATCTGGACTCGAAGCAATTCCAGATGATCAACTCGTGAAGATGCTTGAACCTTACTTCAAGTTCACGCGTCCTGACACAAGTAGAGGAACTGGAATGTTGCTACCAAAGACAGGAGTCAGCAGTAAGATGAAGTCGGCGGCAGTGAAACAAGAACAAGGAATGAAAGCTGTGTTGAAGAATCTCGACTTTGGAACATTGACTGACGAGAAGATGATGGCGTTGCGTAAGATGATGCATGGTAAATAAAGATATGCCAAAGAAAATCATAATGCTTAACTCTTCCGCTTTGCGGAAGTCTGCCTGCAAACGCAGGTTGAACTATGTCCTCGAAGGATATAGCAACAAACTTGTTCCGAACGATATCGTGTTCGGTTCTTGCTTTCATGATTTTGTCGCTGAGTATCGCGTGAACGGTCAGAATGTCACAGCAGCAACGCAGAAGGGCTGGTCTTATCGTGATGGTGTGAAGAACCTCTACACGAAATATCGCAAGGAATTCCTAGATGACTTCAATTACTTCCGAACTGTCTGCATGATGTGGGCAATGGAAGATTCGAAGTGGCAGACGTTGTGGATCGAGAACATGCCGCTGGTGGAAATTCCTTGGGCTGTTCCTTACTGGAGTGGTGAACACATCGAAGTCATCTTGTGTGGAACGATTGATGATGTGTGTATGTCGCGCGAGAATCCAGAAGTGCTTGCTGTCCGTGACTACAAAACAACATCAGCTTACAAGGTCGAAGAATACTTCAACAAGTATCGCATGTCTGTGCAGTTGATGTATTACTACGTTGGACTAACTGAAGCGTGTAAGTTGAAACCGGATTCGCAACTCGCAAAGCTCTGGTTGAATGCGCCCGCGAAAGGTGCATTTATTGAAGGCGTCTTCATCGACAAAGATCCGTCGAAAGTGAAGTATCAAACGTCAGACTTCTTCACATTCTCTGATGATAAGATTGCTGAGTTTCACATGCAACTCGGAGAGTTGTGCCAGAGACTAGACAAGCCAGAAGGATATGAGTTCCCACGAGAGGGCCTGATAAATGCTGCATGTGAGTCCGATGGTTATGGCAGAGCTTGTGAATTCTTCGAGGCTTGTGCAGCAAAGACTCGTGAAAACCATGACATCTATATGCGTTCCGCTTTTGTCAAAGAGAAATACGATCCACTATCTATATGAAATACCTCGGACTCGTCGGAAAGAAACAGTCGGGAAAAGACACAGCATTCGATGCACTGAAGGCTGCATTCGGAAAGCGTGTGTATCGCATGGCATTTGCGGATGCCCTCAAGTTGGAGATTTGTGAGTATCTGCGGGCTGATCCAGACTTGCTGAATACGCACAAGAATCTCCCTCCGTTTCGTGCATTTCTTCAAGCATATGGAGTTTGGCGTCGCTCTCAGAATGAGAATTACTGGCTGATGAAAGCTGACAGCCTTGCGTTCCCTGCGGGGACAGAGCTTGTCGTGATAACTGATTGTAGATTCCTGAATGAGGCTGAATGGATACGACGCAAAGGCGGCAAGCTCATTCGTATTACTCGCCCATCACTTGCACTAGATGACAATGAATTAAACAAGCACAGCAGCGAAGTCGAACAAGATAGTATCTTCGTTGACATGCACATCGCGAACGACCAAACGAAGTTGCGTCTTGAGAAACAAATCGTAGATGTTGTCACAAATTATTTCAAACTATGCCAATAACACTACCAACCACAATCATACCAGCAACACAAGTTGATCCTAAACTTCTACTTCTTTACGGCCCGCCGAAGGTCGGTAAAACAACTTTGCTCTCTGCTTTGCAGGATTGCTTGATCGTTGACACCGAAGAGGGAAGTGATTACGTGTCTGCTCTGAAGGTGAAGATCAACAGTGTTGCTGAGTTACTCGAACTCTCAACTGCGATTGTGAAGGATGGATGCAAATACAAATTCATTGCGATTGATACGATCACGCGTGTAGAAGATTGGTGCGAGATTCATGCGACACGGATGTATCGCCAATCGGTAATTGGCAAGAGTTTCGAGGGCAAGTCTGTCCTTGAATTACCACAAGGGTCAGGCTACTTCTGGCTTCGTAAAGCATTTGATGAAGTGCTTGCTGCAATCAGACCAATGGGAAAGCATATCATTCTTGTCGGTCATTTGAGAGAG